CCAGCACGGCGGGGTCCAGCGGCTATTCCAGCACGGCGGGGTCCAGCGGCTATTCCAGCACGGCGGGGTCCAGCGGCTATTCCAGCACGGCGGGGTCCAGCGGCGATTCCAGCACGGCGGGGTCCAGCGGCGATTACAGCACGGCGGGGTCCAGCGGCGATTACAGCACGGCGGGGTCCAGCGGCGATTCCAGCACGGCGGGGTCCAGCGGCTATTCCAGCACGGCGGGGTCCAGCGGCGATTACAGCACGGCGGGGTCCAGCGGCGATTACAGCACGGCGGCAGCCACTGGGGCTTATTGCAACGCAAAAGCAGACGGAAAAGATAGCATTGCCGTTGTAAACGGTGCTTGCGGTAAGGCGTGCGGCGCACTGGGCTGCTATCTGGTGCTGACCGAGTACGATGATGACGGTAATATGTTGCTGGCCAAAATGGCAAAGGTTGACGGAGCCGTTATCAAAGAGAGCACCTGGTACACCCTCAAAAATGGCGAGTTTGTGGAGGCTGCACCGTGAAGAAGCACTACAACAAGCGTTGGCTTGAACAGCGCTTGGATGCAAGGCAGCCGGAGCGGTTGGAGCATATCCGGCTGAAACGGCAGCTGAGAACAAAAAAGGAGGTGGACGATAATGAAGCCGAGCATGGGAATCGCAGAGTGCTGCCAGATCATGCGTGATAACAACATTTCAGTGAGTGAGCCGATCTTTACCGGTATGATTCAGGCCGGAAGCTTCCCGGCATGGGCGGTGCCGTCTATTGACACCAAGAGCGCCGCCCCGCTGATCTCCCGCGCCGGTTTTATGACGTGGGTGAAGGACTTTTACAAGCTCGAAAAGGTTTACACAAAGGAGGATCCGAAAGAATGAAACTCAAATCTACTACTTACTACTGGTTGGCTGTCGTTTTTGGCGGCGTTGGAATGGGCGCAGCTATGGGTGCAGAGGGCACCGCGCAGACCACCGGATATATCTCCAGCACACTGTTTGCGGTGTCGCTGGTGCTGATTTTGGCCGCCGTTCTGCTGGCTCGTCTGGGCTTTGCCGCAGAGGACAGGGAGAGAGCCGCAAAGCGGCGCAAGTACGGCAAGATCAACCGTGCCCACGCCCGCAACCCGGAATATCCGGAGAATCAGGAGCGTGGGGCATGATGACGGCCAAAGAGTACGTTGAGGGCAAAGTCAAATCCTACACGCGGCTTGCCGAACGCTGCAGGCGAGAAGCCGAAGCCTCAGACGACATTGTTGTCCGGGCCGGATACTCCGCACGGGCAAACGTCTGGGAGATGTGCGCCGAAGAAATGGACAACGTGTGGGAGATGCTGCAAGAGGAGTCCGGGGAGATCACGTATGCCTGACACTGTCCACCATGTCATGTGGTACACCGTCTGGGATGCCAAGACCGGAGATCTGGTAGCATCCGGCACGGCGGCAATGTGCGCCCGACGGCTGGGGTATTCCAGCTCCGGCAGCTTCGCCAGCGCAGTGAGCCACTGGCTGCACGACGGAAGCCGACACGTCAAGTACACCATCCGGCGGGAACGCATTCCCCGCAGCGAGGTGGACAGCCTGCCGCAGCGTCGCAAGCGTAAAAAGAAGCAGCCTGCCAGTGTGTTCCAGCACGGACAAGCCACAAGGTGACGGGGTTCCAGAGCTCCATCACCACAAAGATATCACAAACAGGAGGTTTTTACAATGCATGACGTGGCATTTTACTATTGCTACGGACACCGCAAAGAGCACTGCAGCATTGACGTGCAATGCTTTGAGGGTGAGCCGGTCAAGGCCAGCGTGGACGCCCAGCACTGGGCAGATGAGCAGATCCAGACCGGTGAATACAGCCAGATCGACGTCAAGGACGCCCTGGGCAACCTGATCTATTCGAGGTGAATATTTATGCAGAAAGAACGCATGAAGCGTATGACCAAGAGGGAGCGCGTCAAAGACCTTTCCAACAAGGCCGAGGGTATTTACTACTATGTCGGCCCGCAGCACATGACGTTCCGACTCATCAATGCCGGAAATGACCTCGCAAGCGAAATCAACCACGCAGTGTCCTTTTTCACGACGTTCGCCGAAAAAGGGCACATGGACGATACTTTCAGCCGAGCCGTAATTGACAACATTTACAGGATGGTTGGAAGGATGATGTGCGATATTGACATCATTCACGCAGCGGGCGGCGCGGAGGTCATGCCTGAACCGTACGAAAGCATTGATTTTTGTTACGGGAATGAGTACCGTACCCTGCTACATGAGGCAGTCATCAATGGATTGCCAGACAACTACAAGGGGCCTCAGCAGAATCCGAATGTGATAAACCTTGTAAAGCCGTCTGTGTCCTTCAAAGACCCCATGGAAAAGTTCGACTTTGACCCTGACGAATACAATGACGGCGAATTTATGAGCTTTACCGAGCACGAAGAGCCGCGCGACCGCAAAATTGTGTTTCACTGCACAAAGTCGGATCTGGATGCGATCAAGCGCTTTGCAAATATCATTCAAATCAAATTCACAGAGGAGGAAATCCACCATGCCTGATACCGCTGCCAAACTAATCACTGTCGAACAGCAACAGCCTGCGCAGGTGCATGAAAATGCTATCCCCCAGGCAATTTCAGAAGAAACCACCATTCAGAATTCCAACGCGAGCGCCGCAATCAGCAGTTGGAAGCTTGCTTGCAGCATGGGGAAAGCCTACGCTCAGCTTCCGGACGGCATGGTTCCGCAGAGCTATAAAGGCAACGTCGCTGCCTGTGCCGTTGCCTGCAATATGGCAGCCAGAATGGGCATGGACCCGGCCTTCGTCATGCAGAATCTGTATGTCGTGCGGGGTAATCCGTCCTGGAGCGGCAAGAGCTGCAAAGCCCTGATTGATAACTCCGGCCAGTTTGCCGGTCGCACCCGCTACCGCATGGAGGGCGAGGAAGGCAAGGACAACTGGGGATGCCGCCTGATCGGTGTGGACAAGGTCACCGGTGAGAAAATCGAGGGGCCGAAGGTCACGGTTAAAATGGCAAAGGACTCCGGGTGGTGGGACAAGCCCAACAGCTTCTGGCCCAAGATGACCGAGATGATGCTCAAGTATCGCGCAGCCGCTTATTTTGCCCGTGCGGAGTGCCCGGAGGTCCTCATGGGTGCAAATGTTGACTGTGAATCTTACGAAGCCCCGATGGAGGATTGATGCATGCTTAACGTTGCAGCCATCATGGGCCGCCTTGTGGCGGACCCGGAACTCAAGACCACCACGCAGGGCACCAGCGTGTGCCGTTTCCGTATCGCCTGCGACCGCAGCTATGTCCGTCAGGGAGAGGAACGCAAGGCCGATTTTATTGACATTGCCGCATGGCGGCAGACTGCCGAGTTCGTCTGTAAGTATTTCCAGAAGGGCAGCCTGATCGCCATCGACGGCAGCATCCAGACCCGCCAGTATCAGGACAAGAACGGCAACAACCGTACCGCTTTCGAGGTCGTGGCGAACAATGTGAGCTTTGCAGGCTCCAAGGCCGCAGACAAGCCCGCTGTGCAGAGTTTCGACCAGCAGACGCAAAGTTACACTCGGCAGGCAAACGCCTCTCACAGCGCACCGCAGGCCGGTTACGCGCAGGGCGAGCCGGACGACTTTGCCGAGATCACCGACGACGGCGACCTGCCGTTCTGATAACTGGCAAAGCGCTGTGCTATCTGGCGTTACGGGCGTGCAAAGGAGGTGAAAGCGGTTGAAAGAGGAAGAACAGAAAAGCATAGTCATTTACAAGTCATGGAAAAAGCCATTGCGGAAATTGTCTCTGGAGCAAAAAGGCAGGATTTTTGATGCGCTGCTTGATTTCCCCGATCCACCGAATTTTGAGGACGACCAGAAGCTCGAAATGGCGTGGGACTTTATGTCCGAGGCTGTGGAATCAAATTCTAAAAAATGGAACGAAAAACGAGAAAAGAGAGCTGCCGCAGGGCGTAAAGGTGCAGAAGTTACAAACGGCAAGCGTCAGCAAAACGCGGCAAATCCGGCAAATGCCGACTTTGACGAGCAAAAACAGCAAAACGCGGCAAATCCGGCTGTATCTGTAAATGGTAATGGTAATGTAAATGGTAATGTAAATGGTAATGGTAATGGTATATCCCCTAACGGGGATATAAAGAAAGGCGTTAACGCGCCGATACCCACGCCGGAGAACAAAACAGCCAGATTCCGCCCACCGGACATGGCAGAGGTCAAGGCGTACTTTACCGAAAAAGGCGGCACGACAGAGCAAGCCAAGAGGTTCCTGGATTTTTACGAATCCAACGGGTGGAAGGTGGGTAAGAACCCAATGAAGAACTGGAAGGCCGCTGCATCCGGCTGGATTTCGCGGGACAGGGAGCGACAGAAAGCCCCTGCGTTCCAGCGCAACCCGGTTCGGTACGTTTCCCGCCCGCCGGAGGAAGCCGAGAAGTCCGTGGATTTCATGAGGGACGCACCGTACCGCACCATGAAGTGGCTGGAGAAGCGGAAAAAGGAGGAAGAGAATGCCCCGATACAAAGTGATCCTTGAGTGCAGCGGCCCGGTTGGAGACGCAGCACTCACCTACCGCATGACGGCTTCCAGCCCGCAGGCGGCAGAATTCAGGGCCTGCCAGATGGCGGGCGACCACTACCCAGAGTATACGGATATTCAGGCCAAGAGAATGGAGGTCGAATCTTAATGACGAACCCGACATGTAAGGACTGCCCGGAACGTCACCCAGTATGTCACGACAGCTGCCCGAAGTACGCCGAGTACAAGCGTCAGCTGAAAGCGGAGCGCATCTGCACCAACGGGAACCACGCGGCGGAGCGGATCAGCCGTAACGATTTCAACAAAGAGGGATGGATGGGAGGAAGAAAGCGATGAAAGTGCTGATTGCCTGCGAGGAATCGCAGGAAGTGTGCAAAGCGTTTCGTGCAAAAGGTCATGAAGCCTACTCTTGCGACGTTCAAGAGCCGTCCGGTGGACACCCCGAATGGCACATCCTCGGCGACGCCCTCAAGGCTGTCGAGGGGGGGCAAGTCGTGACGATGGACGGTGTAACGCATGACGTTGGCAAGTGGGACTTGCTCATTGCACATCCACCTTGCACACACCTGGCTGTTTCTGGTGCACGGTGGTTCAAGGAGGGAAGAAAACCACTGAGCTTACGCTATGAAGCTGCTGCATTCTTTATGAAATTTATCGAAGCGGATGTCCCGCATATAGCGGTTGAGAATCCTGTGTGCGTGATGTCTACGTTATACCGAAAGCCAGATCAGATTATCAATCCTTGGCAGTTTGGGCACCCGGAGCAAAAGAAAACTTGCCTATGGCTTAAAAACCTTGTCGTCTTGGAGGAAACTGACAATGTGTACGACTACATGATGACGTTACCGCCAAAATTGCGAGAAAAGAATCACTGGATGGGAAGAGGCCACTCAAAAGAGCGCAGCAAAACCTATCCAGGAATTGCGAAAGCAATGGCTGAACAGTGGGGGTGAGCAAATGAGGTACAAGCCCGGCGCTTACATCGTCTCTCTCGACCACCTGATGGGGCAGGAACTTGTTTATTACGGCGGGAAACTGTTCCACAAGGGATGGTTTGGCAACTGGCAACTGTGGTATGCGAAAACTGAGCTTGCCAGACTGCGCATTCGGGAAGCTGTGAGAACGGAGGAAGAACATGAAACCGAAAACGAAATCCGAGCTGATGACTGAATGGGCAAACCAGCCGGATCAGCTCAAGAAAGAGCGGGAAGTCAAGGCCATCCGTAAGGCGATGGACGATGCCCGCGCCGTGCTGCAGGACGGTCTGACCCGGTACGTCAAGAAAAAGGCCAAAGCCCGCAGCATGGCAAAGGCTGAAGCTGACCCTTTTGCTGAGCTGGAAGGCTGGGAAAGCATGGAGCAGATCCAGGATGCCTACGGCTACGGCGAGATCACCGCCGACAAACGGGACAAACTCGCCGACCTGTGGGAAGCCCGTGAAGCTGCAAGGAACAGCCGCAAGGGCGCGGACAAGTACCACGATCTTGTGACGGAGATGCTGGAGACAGCCATCCGCCGAGTGGGCGGAGAATACGCAGATATGCTGTTTGAGTATGACCAGCAGCGAAGGGAAGCTGAAAAGCAGTGCGAGCAGCTGGCAATGGAAGGAATGATGAAGAAATGAAAGCTGTTCTCTTGAGTATCCGGCCTGAATGGTGCAACCTCATCATTCGGGGGCAAAAGACCCTTGAGGTGCGTAAGACCCGCCCGAAGCTGGAAACGCCGTTCAAGGTGTACATCTACTGCACCCGGACGGCGAGTAAAGAGTTTAATTCGGACGACCGTAACTGGGACGTGTCCGCGAAGGTCCACGGCGGCTGGCCTGATAAGAGGGGCCACGTCATCGCGGAGTTTACTTGTGACCGGGTTGACACAATAATCCATATCCAGTCCGCTGAATGTTTTGAATCCGCAAAACCGGGCATTCGTGATGAGAGGTACTTCTACAAGCCTATTGATGACCTGCTCCAAGAATCCAACCTGAGTTTGCAAGAGCTCGAAAACTACCTGCAAGGTCGTAATGGCTACGGCTGGCACATCTCTGACCTGAAAATTTATGACAAGCCAGTAAGGCTTGAAGATTTCTGGGCGATACAACCATGCACGCATCGCGGAGACTGTTGCACCTGCCGCAGATGGGACGCAGAAAAGCTGATTTGCCGGGGAGAAACGTTCGGAATCGAACGCCCACCCCAAAGCTGGTACTACGTGGAGGACGGGAGATGAAGCTGACCCTCTACGGCGACCCACGCACCAAAAAGAACTCTACCCGCATCCTCAAAAGCCGCTCAGGCGGGCGCTTTGTGGCCCCCAGCAAGGCTTACGTGGATTATGAGACGGACTGCCTGCGGCAAATCAAAAGGCCGCACAGCCCCATTTCTGCCCGCGTGAACGTGAGGTGCGTTTACTACATGAAGACCGCCCGCCGGGTCGATCTGGCAAACCTCATCGAGGCTACAACTGACATTCTGGTGAAAGCCCGCGTGCTGGAGGACGACAACAGCAAGATCGTTGCCGCCCACGACGGCAGCCGGGTGGAGCTTGACCGGGAGAATCCCCGGGTGGAAATCGAGATTGAAGAAATGGAGGAGTAAAATGCTTGATATGCTATTTGAAATTGCAAGCACGCTGTTCATGGCAACACTTGCGGGATTTTTCATCTGGTTTGTTCTTAGCGATGGCAACCCAATTGAATATTTCAAGCGGTGGCTCAACCGCAACAAACATTGCCTTTGCGACCGGTGCGTTTTCTTAAATCAAAAATTTGGGGCGTCAGAATTCGGATATCACTATATCTGCCGGAGAAGTGACAAAGACGAAGGATACATAAATCCGCCCGAATATTGCAACGATTTTGAAGAAAGGAGCAACAATGACCCGCACATGGATATCTGACACCGACACGCCAAAGCCAGACAGCGGCGTGGACTACCACACCGTCAAGTCGTGGTTTAAGCAGCTTCGGACTATGGACGACCGAATTGACCGTATCCAGCTGGACATCCGGCAAGCGCACGACAATGCCACGAAGTGCACCGCCAGCATGACCGGAATGCCCGGCGGATCCGGGCACGGAGACAAAATCGGGCTTTGCGCCGAGGAAACAGACGAAAAGGAGCGCAAGATGAAAGAGCTGCAATCCGAGCTCGAAGTTTTGCGGATGGAAGCAAAGCGCCGAATCAAGTACATTGCGGGCACCAAAAGCAGTGACATGATGCAGGCATGCTTGTATGGCTACTACGTCCAGAACCAAAAGCAGGTCGTCGTGGCCCGCAGTCTTGGTCTGCCAAACGAAAACCGCGTTTCTTTGTATGTGCGGGATGGATGCAAGCAGCTTGCGCAGATTTGGCACCAATTTATGTAATTTTCTTACATGTTGTCGTTATTGTTGTTACATGTGAGATGTGATAGAATTGGTATAAGCGGAACCGCCGAAAGCGGTGAGACGCTTGCCACGCAGCCTCCGAAACGTGTCCCTTCTTGGCATTTTCCTCCTTTTCTGCTTGCAGGTACCGGGCTTTGCTCTCCTTCACGTTTCGCGGGCTGCTTCTATGCGATACACTGAAACAAAGGCAGCCTGCCGCTCATGAGAGACAGGAGGCGGTTCGATTCCGCCGTATCGCACCGTATGGCGCATGGACTAGACAACCCGCAAGGCCGCACGTGTAACCTCCCGTGCCAAGAAAAGGCCTTAGAATCCTTGACAAGGTGTAGCTTTCCTGACAGGATGTGCGCCAACCAACAGCCCCGGCGGCGAACCGGAGCTGTTTTTATATGGCCGCCTGAGCGCAGTTTGGAGCGCGGCGCGTGTGTGTAGACACGGCTGGTTCGATTCCAAGGGCGGCTTTTTATATTCCCGTAGCTCAAGTGGTAGAGCAGCGGTCTCCAAAACCGCATGTTGCAGGTTCGAGCCCTGCCGGGAGTGCTTGCGTGCCCTATGAGGGGGCCGCGCAATAGCGGGGCATCCAGCCGCGAAAGTTCCGAATGCAGCAGCGCCCACCGTTTGACGCCTGTCCAACGAACTGAATGCACGGGCACTGCTTATATGCCGTCATAGCTCAACTGGCAGAGCGACGCCCATTTAAGGCGGGACAACGTTGGTGACACCACGGGAACATCACTGCACAGCCAACCACTGCGCACATCCATTCCGTGGGTGCTGGTTCAAATCCAGCTGGCGGCACATTCGATATTCTGACCGTTCGGATTTCCGAGCGGTTTTTCTTTTGCACAAGTTTAGAGAGGTGGTGGCGGTGAGCGCAAAGCGGCTGACAGACAGACAAAAAAAGAAGATCATTGCTGATTATGTGCAGCTGCAGAGCTACGCCAGAACCGCCAAACTGAACGACGTGGCAGAAAGCACTGTGCGGAAAATCGTGAAAGATAATCCCAAGTGCGCGGATTTGTGCGCCTTAAAAAAAGAGCAGAACACGCAGGACATGCTTTCCTACTTAGGCAGCAAGCGCGGGGAAGCACAGGATCTTCTCGGGCTGTACCTTCGGGCGATGGCAAACAAGGACAAGATCGCAGAGGCAACGTTGCCGCAGCTGTCCACGGCGTTTGGTACCATCGTGGACAAGTTTGCTATGCTGGGAGACCAGAGCGGCATAGAAGCACCGGATGATGGCCTGCTTGAGGCTCTGAGCGCTGCCGCAGACATCAGCCCGCCGGATGACGTGGAGATGCTGCCGGAGGAAGAGGACGACCATGCGGAAAAGTAACGGTTTTCGCTGGAAAGCCCTCAGCCAGCGGCAAAAGCAGGTCTTGAGCTGGTGGACGCCGCAGAGCGCATACAGCGGCTACAACGGCATCATTGCCGATGGCGCTATCAGATCTGGCAAGACCTTTGCCATGAGCTTCTCTTTCGTTCAGTGGGCCATGACCTGCTACAGCGGCCAGCAGTTTGCCATGTGCGGCAAGACCATTGCCAGCTTCCGGCGCAACGTGCTGGGCACACTCAAGCAGCAGCTTGCAGCCCGTGGCTACAACGTCAAGGAACACCGGGCAGAAAACTGTATGACCGTCAGCAAGGGCGGAAAAGCCAACGAATTTTACTTTTTTGGCGGCAAGGATGAGAGCAGTCAAGACCTGATCCAGGGCATCACCCTCGCCGGGGCGTTCTTTGACGAGGTGGCCCTGATGCCGCAGAGCTTCGTCAATCAGGCCACAGCCCGTTGCTCTGTCACCGGGTCAAAGTTCTGGTTCAACTGCAACCCGGGCAGCCCGCAGCATTGGTTTTATCTCGAGTGGGTGCGCAAGTGCCGTTCCCGCAAGATGATGTATCTCCATTTCACGATGGACGACAACCTGTCGCTTTCCGAGGACATCAAGGCCAGATACCGCAGCCAGTACAGCGGCGTTTTCTACCAGCGCTACATTCTGGGCCTGTGGACGGTGGCTGAGGGCCTTGTTTATGACATGTTCGACCGCAAGAAGCACGTTGTTGATGTACTTCCGGAGCTGTCTCCAAAGAGCAGCTATGTGGCGTGCGACTTTGGAACCCAGAACGCAACGGTTTTTTTGCTGTTCCAGAAGCAGGCAGATGCAGACTGCTGGATCGTCACCCGGGAGTACTACTACAGCGGCCGCGAACAGAAGCGGCAAAAGACCGTGGGCGAGTATGTTGCAGACCTCAAGGCATGGCTGAATGGTCTCAAGCCGGAGAGGATCATTGTGGACCCGTCGGCCCTGCCGCTGATCACAGAGCTGCGTAAGAACGGCTTTACCCAGACCCCAGCAAACAACGACGTTCTGAGCGGCATTCTGGACGTACAGACCATGCTGCAGACCGGGCGGCTGAAAATATACAAAGACTGCAAGCACACGCTGGAAGAGTTCGGCGTGTACGCTTGGGATCCAGATAAAGACGACACCGTGCTGAAGGTCAACGACCACTGCATGGACGCTATCCGCTATTTCGTGCGCACAAAGCGCCTTGTGAAACTGAGGGATTGATTTTGAGCACTGTATACACATTCCAGACCTTCCAGCAGGCGCAAGCCGCCGGGGAACAGCCTGATTTCATCCGGCAGTTCGTGCAGCAGCACTGCAGTTCCGGACCGTACAAGATGGCGCTGGATGCCGACCTGTACGACGCACAGAAAAACCCGGGGGCTGAACGCTTCGCTCAGGCTTACGCTTTGATGCTGAAACGCCTGTCCAAAAACACACGGCAGGACACCCCCCGACCTGATATGGTCAAGAGCAATCTTTTCCGGCGGCTCAACAAGCAGCGGGCAACCTACTCCCTCGGCAACGGCGTAGTCTTTGCGGACGATGGCGTGGATAAGGGCAAGCTTGGGCAGAACTTTGATGAGCAGATCCAGAAGGCTGGATATTTCGCCCTGATTCACGGTGAGAGCTTCGGCTTCTGGAACAACGACCATCTGGTGGTTTTCAAGCTGACTGAGTTCGCGCCCCTGTACGATGAAAAGACAGGCCTTTTGCAGGCAGGCGTGCGATTCTGGCGGCTGAACCCGGACACGGATATGCACTATATCCTGTACGAGCTGGACGGCTTTACCGAGTACACGGAAAGCAAAATCGGCAGCACGATGCAGGAGACAACGCCGAAGCAGGCATACAAGAGCGTGACCGTCACCACACCCGGCGGCGGGCTGGAAAGCGTGGAAGGCGAAAACTACAGCGCTCTTCCCATTGTGCCGCTGTGGGGATCCGACCTGCACCAGAGCACCCTTGTGGGGCTGAAAGCCTACATCGACAACACTGATCTGGTGATGTCCGGCTTCTGCAATGACCTGCAGGACTGCGCGCAGATTTACTGGCTGTGCGAGAACTTCAACGGCATGACCGATGATGAACTCGTGGAGCACCTCACTAAGCTGAATCTGTACCACATTGCAGGCGCAGACACCAGCGAGGGCGGCAAGATCACACCCTACACCACCGAGATCCCTGTGACGGCCCGGCAGACTCTGCTGGAGCTGCTGCACACCCGGGTCTATGAGGATTTCGGCGGTCTGGACGTGCATTGTGTCAGCGCAAACAGCACCAACGACCATCTGGATGCAGCCTATGAACCCATGAACCAGAACGCAGACGACTTCGAGGCTCAGATCAAACCTTTTGTTCGTCAGATTTGTGCGCTGGCTGGCTTTGGCAGCGCAACGCCGACATTCAACCGGAGCCGGATCGTAAACACCGCAGAGCAGGTCAGCACAGTAATCTCCGAGGCGGCGATCATCGGGCAGGACATGGCCATTGACCTACTGCCAAACCTGACCCCGGAGCAAAAGGAAAAGGCCAGGGCCTCCCTGATGGCGGAAAGCGCAGCACGGGAGACCGTGGGCGAGGAGGAAGACACCGATGAAAAAAAACAGCAAAATTTATGATCCTCTGGGAAGATTGATCGATGTGATGCTTTTCGTCGCTGATTTTGCCATTGTGGCTGGGTGCTTTCTGGCTGTTGCGCAGGCGATTGGCTTATGACTGAACGTGACCGCATCTCTACCCGCCAGCTGAACCGCTTGCGCCGCCGCATTTTGCGGGTATACGGCACTGCCCGCCGGGAGATGACCGAGCAGCTCACCGAGTTTCTGGGGAAGTACCGAGCGTTGGACGAGCGCAAGCGGGCGCAGCTGGATGCGGGCGAGATCACCGAAGAGGATTACCGCATCTGGCTGCAAAATCAGGTCTTTCAGTCCGATTTGATGCACGCTAAGCTGGACGGCATCACCCAGACCTGTACCACAGCACAGCAGACGGCCTACAAGCTGGCCCGGGATGAGCAATACAATATCTTTTCCTTTGGCGCAAACTGGGCTTTCTACGAGCTGGAACAGGCCGCAGGCGTGACGTTCGGGCTGACCCTGTACAATACCGAAGCAGTCAAGCTGCTGCTGAAGGAAAACCCCAAGCTGGTGCCAAACAAGCGCATCAAGAGCGAGAGCAACCGCACCTATGACGCCCGGGTGTTCAATCGCTACGTCATGCAGGGCATTGTGCAGGGCAAGAGCGTCCACGACATCGCCGTGCAGGCCGTAAACGGCATGACAGACACGGAGATCCACTGGGCCATGAACAACGCAATCACGTCGCTCACAGGCGCTCAGAACGCCGGGGCATTGCAGCAGATGCGCAACGCCCAGGCTCTTGGCATCGAGGTCAAAAAGCGGTGGAACTCCACCCACGACTACCGCACCCGTGAGACCCACCGCCTGCTGGATCAGGAGACCGCAGACCTTGACGAGCCGTTTAAGGTGAAGGGCTACGAGATCCAGTATCCCGGCGACCCAAACGCCGCCCCGGAAATGGTCTACCACTGCCGGTGCAAGCTGTCCGGTGCGCTGGGCAAGTATCCCCGGCAGAATGCCATGCAGCGGGACAACGTAACAAAAAAGGTCACGCCTGTCATGGATTACACCGAGTGGTACAAAGCCAAGGGCGGCAAGGACGCCGAACAGATGTGGTGGGCGGAAGAGCGCAAGAGAAAGGAGGCAGCTAACGATGGCAGCAGGTGAGACTTACGAAGAGTTTGTGGAGAAGTTCAAGCCGAAAAAGACCACGGACGACTGCTATACACCGCCCAGCGTGTATGTGGTCATACGGGACTGGGCTTGCAAGGAGTACGGCATCGACCCGGCCAAAATTGTACGTCCGTTCTATCCGGGCGGAGATTATGAGCACTACGACTACCCGGAAGGTGCTGTGGTGCTGGATAACCCGCCGTTTTCCATCCTGTCTAAAATCTGCACGTTTTACCTCGATCGTGGAATCCCGTTTTTCCTGTTCGCTCCATCACTGACGGCCTTTTCCGGAAGAACAAATACTATGCGGATGAACCATATCATTTGCGACTGTAATATTGAGTACGAAAACGGCGCAATCGTCCGAACAAGTTTTGTGACCAGCTACGGCGGGGACATCATAGCGCAGGCAGAACCTCATCTGACGAAGCTGGTAAACGATGAGGTGGAGCGCTTACGACGAACCAAAAAGGTACGGCTCCCAAAGTATACATACCCGGATCATATTGTGACGGCTGCATTGCTCCAACGATACAGCCATTACGGCGTGGATTTCAAAATTTACAAAAAGGAATGCACTCCGATTTATGCGCTGGATGCACAACGTTCCACGGGAAAAGCTATTTTTGGTGGAGGCCTGCTGCTGTCTGATTGTGCTGCGGCTGAGAGGGCTGCGGCTGAGAGGGCTGCGGCCACAAAATGGGAATTGTCCGCTCGGGAGCGTGCCATTGTGGAGTATCTGAACAGCCATGAAATTTGAATACGACATCAAATTCACCGACAACACCCAGCAGCTCCATGAGGCGCTGGACTCGTGGGCAGAGCGGGTGCTGACCATCTGGGGCATGAAAGTGCAGGACTACGCCCAGCTGCTTGTGCCTACCGGCACGGCAGACAGCACGGGCATTGAGGGCTACGTGGGCGGTGCGCTCAAGCAGAGCCTGACCTACGCCGTAGACCTTGCAAAAAAGACCGTGACCATCGGCAGCAACCTGTTTTACAGCATCTATGTGGAGTTGGGCACGGGCATCTTTGCGGAGAAGGGCAACGGACGCAAAACGCCGTGGGTCTGGAAGGACTTCAACGGCAAGTGGCACTTTACCCGGGGTATGGCTCCACGCCCGTTCCTGCGCCCGGCGGTGGAAGATCATATCAAAGAACTGCAAGAGATTGCCGTAGAGGAAGCGAACAGGGAGGTATAAAAGCATGACAGAACTCGAAACTTTGAGCGCACGACTTGAAGAGGCCGTGAAAAAGCAGATAGAAGCTGATGAACTCTACAAAAAATCCGCAGAAGAAGTAGAGAGCATCAAGGCAGAGATGCTGGAGTTAAAAGAAAAGACGAAAACGCGAGCGGAATGGCGTGATGATTTTCGGACAGAGGTTGAATCTTCAAAGATTCGTCTCCAGAGCCTCTGCGAAAAAGCATTTGGAGAAAACGCAAGTATCAGAATCCAGTTGAGGACGCCGTTGTCTCCAATTACTCCCGGAATGGGAGAATTTAATACAATTTAATACTAAGCGGTTGGCGCACAGCGTCAGCCGCTTTTTTATGCCGTTTTCGCTCAATGGTAGAGCTGCTGATTTGTAACCAGCGGACGCGGGTTCGATTCCTGCAAGCGGCACCACGCCGGCAGCACGTCCGGCAAATAAACCTTATTGCCAAGCATGGCAGCCCGAGCAAGGGCAGAAAGGACTATCACATGGCACTTGAGAGAAAAGGCCTCCGCGCGATTCTGGAGGATGAGACCGTGGACGTCAGCGGCAAGATGAAGAAGATTCTGGACATGCTGCACGCCGAAACGGACGCTCTACAGAATCAGCTGGATGACGCCAAGGCCGCGATCGCCAAGGCCGAGAAGGAGCGGGACGCCGCTGCCAACGGCAAGACCATTGCGGAAAAGGCCCTGACCGACTACAAGGCCCAGCAGACCCAGAAGGACACCCACGCAGCCAAGGAAGCAAAGTTCCGGGAGCTGCTGAAGACCGCCGGGGTGCTGGACAAGTACGCAGACCGGGTCGTGCGTCTGTCCGGCGAGGACATCGACAAACTGGAACTGGACGAAAAGGGCGAAGTCAAGGACGCCAAGAAGCACACCGACAGCCTGAAAGCTGATTGGGGCGACTTCGTAGGCACTACGACCACCACCGGCGCGAAGGTGGACACCCCGCCCACCAATACCGGCTCCAAAATGACCAAAGACCAAATTTTTGCAATCAAGGACGCTGGCGAACGCCAGGCCGCGATTGCTGCAAATGCCGACCTGTTTACAGGCGGCGGAAAGGAATAACATATGGCAGCAAAAGAAGGTATCACCATGACCACCGATATCACCGTAGCCGCGCGTGAAATCGACTTTGTGACCCGTTTCCAGCGCAACTGGGACCATCTGCGCACCATTCTGGGCATCATGCGCCCCATCCGGATGCAGCCTGGCACCGTGCTCAAGAGCAAGTATGCACAGGGCACCCTGCAGAGCGGCACCGTGGGCGAGGGCGAAGAGATCCCGTTCAGCAAGTACACCGTCAAGGAGAAGGAGTACGGTAAGATCACCATCGACAAGTACGGCAAGTCTGTCACCCTTGAGGCAATCCAGAATTACGGCTACGATGTCGCCGTGCAGAAGACCGATGATGAGTTCCTGTACGACCTGACCGCTCTGGTAACGGATAAGTTCTACAAGTTCCTGAACACCGGCACCCTGAAGGGCACTCCCAAGACCTTCCAGATGGCGCTGGCACATGCCAAGGGCGCGGTCGAGAACAAGTTCAAGACCATGCATCGCACCGTGACCGGCGTTGTTGGCTTTGTCAATGTGATGGACGTGTACGACTATCTGGGCAATGCCAATATCACCGTGCAGAACCAGTTCGGCTTCCAGTATATCAAGGACTTCATGGGCTACAACACCATCTTCCTGCTGTCCGACAGTGAGATTGCGAAGGGAAAGGTTATTGCCACCCCGGTAGACAACATCGTCATGTACTATGTGGATCCTGCGGATAGCGAGTTTGCCCGCGCAGGTCTGGTCTACCGGACCGCAGGCGAGGCAAGCAACCTCATCGGCTTCCACACTCAGGCAAACTACAGCACCGCAACCTCCGAGAGCTACGCCATTATGGGCGTGACCCTGTTTGCTGAGTATCTGGACGGTATCGCTGTCGAGACCATTACCCCGGGGGAGTAATCGCCCCTTTGTAAGGAGGACGCCCCATGACTGTACCTGAGCTGTGCGTCTACACGCACAATTTCTTTGACCGGGCGGACGACCCCATTGCTGGGGAGTTCGCCTTTGAGCCGGATACCGTGCCCGCCGGGGTAGTGCCGGGGCAGTATTTCCTTGTGTGCGGCTCCATCTTCAATGATGGCGTGCACATGGCCGGAGACGGAGACCTCACCGCCGAGACCTTCACCGGCACAGTGCAGCCCATGCGGGTGCCGCCTGACTTCGTGGCGCTGGCTGAAAAAATCGACGCATACGACAAGGCGCTCCCGTCCGGCGGCGTGTATGTGTCGCAGTCGTTCAATGGGTGGTCCGGGTCCATGGCGACCGGATCCGACGGACTCCCTGCGGATGGTCTGACCCGGTACCGCAAGGAGATCAACCAATGGAGGAAACTGTAATGGCAGTCAACGACTTTGTCCGAAACACCGTCATGGACGGTTTCAGCCGGAAATTCTGCTTTCTGGAAAAAAAGCTCGTTTCTGATGGGCTGTTCGGCTCCACCACCACATGGGTGCCGGGGCTGGAATTCGAGGGCGTAGAACGCCACGACACCACCATTGAGGCACAGCAGGCCGAGCAGCAGGGCACCGCTTCCACCTATTCGATCTACGTTGACAAGGGCGTTCAACTCGCCCCCTTCGACCGCATCAAGCGGTTGGAGGACGCGCAGGTATTCGAGGTCACATCTGCCAGCGCAGACAAGCTGTCTCCGGCGGAAAGCGGGATGAACCTTGCAGTTGTCCAGTGCAAAAAGGCGGTGTTGACCTGATGGGCACAGCAGAAGCCATTACAACGGCGCTGAACAGCTTTTTTGTGCTGTTTGATATTCCTGTGTACCCGGAGGATTTTGTGCCGCAGGGCGCTTCCTTGCCCTATATCACAGTGCTGCCGGTCATTCCCAAAGGATTTGACGAGAGCAGCACCTTCCACGCGCGGCTGTGGTATCCGGTGGACGGCGGAAAGCTGCCCATCATCCGCAAAACAGACGAGATCCGCGCTGCCCTTGGCGATGGGCTTACCATCGAGTGCGAGGGCGGCGCGATCCTTTTATGCGCAGGCAACCCGTGTGCGCAGTCTATGGACAACCCACCGGAAAAATACCTGTGCACATACCTTACTTTTGACGTCACATCCTTTGTGGTGTGAGAAAGGATAACGCATGAACAAAATGTATCACGCCATTTCGGCAGATGCTTTCAAAAAACTTCAGTTTCAGGCGGGTGCGCTGCTCAAGAAGTTTGACCCGGCGGGTACAACCCCCATTGCTGCAGAAGATCTTATCTGCCTGACCTCCGGCGGCATCACCATTTCCTGCAAGCCCAACACCATTGATCTGGGAGAGGATCTGGACGAAGTGCCTGAGAACACCTACCAGCTCAAGCACATCACCAGCTGGGATTGCGGTATGTCCACCACCTGCATGACCGTGAGCGCCGACACCATCAAGCTGGAGCTGGGCGCTGCGGACGTTGAAACCAACAAGATCACCGTGCGCGAAGACTACAAGGACGAGGATTTCCAGGACATCTGGTGGCATGGCAACCTGATCGGCGGCGGTTATGCCGCGGTTAAGCTGATGAAGGCTGTGAGCGATGGCGGCATCGAGCTGAAAACCACCAAGGACGGAAAGGGCAACATCAGCCTGAGCTTGAAGGGTCACTACGACATGACCGACACCAGCAAGGTGCCTATGGAGTTCTACGTCAAGGAGGCAGAATAAATGATCCTTACCATCAATCTTGACCCCGTGGAAGCCCTGCCCAAGCTGTATGACGCGGTGGACGGCATCACCCGCATGATCATGGACGCAAAGGACAACGTTGACAACCCGGAAACCAAAGCCGCCCGGGAGACCATTGTTGCCAACGCCATGAAGCTGCTGGGCGCAGATCCTTCCGAAACCGCAGAGGGCAAGAAAAAGCTGACCCCCAGAGAGTTTGCGCTTGCTGCGCTGGACTTTGTCAAGCCTCTGATGAAACTTGACCCTGAGCGCACCGTGAACGCCCTGCACCAGCTGTACACGCTGGAAGAGGGCGAAAAAGACACCCTGCCCAAGGCGTTTACTGCACTTACCAAGTCCGTGATGCAGAAAGACGTGCAGGATTTTTTGTCCTCGCTGGCAGACTTGAACGGCCTGAGTTTTGGCACTACGTCTGCCGAGCCGACCTCCAGCATCTCCGAGCATACGGCTTAAAGTATTTCGTATGGTTCGTCATCAGCGAGATGCGGGAACAGCAGCGCACAAGAGCATACCAGCTGTACACGGCTGATATGCTTTATCTTTGTGCTGTATCTCTTGGTCAGCCGGTGGAGAAGCCCTTCAGCGAGATCATGGCAGAGTACGACAAGCCACTATCTGAGCGCAGGCACGAGACTACGCTGGAGGAAGCGCAGGAGTGCTGGGAAAAGACCCTTGCAGACAGTAAAAAAGCCGCAGAGCAGAACGGAGGTGGGGAAGTACGGGCTTAAATGTTATGCACTTGATGGCGAGCTTGGGCATGGATACCTCCGCCTACGAGCAAGGTATTGAAGAAACCAAAAATTCCACCAAGCAGATGGTTGCTTCTCTGTCCAAGGAGTACACAGACCTACAAAAGCAGGTCAATCAAACAGCAATCAAATACAACGAGCAAGTCAAAGCAACCGGTGCAGCATCAAAAGAGTCCAAAGAACTTCTGACACAACTTCGCGCTGAACGTGAACGTCTTACGGAAGTGCAGCAAGCCCTGAACAATGCGGATGCCTACATGAAGAGTTTCAAGAACTCTACAAAGGAATCCACCAATGAGCAAAAAAGCTTCATCGGTATGCTGACCGGCGCGATTGCAAAAGCCAACATCTTGTCAAACATCACGCAAACGGCAGTAAGCAAGGTAAAGGATTTTGCAGTCCAGTTTGTTCAGTCGGGCATTGACTACAATGCACAGATCGAGAGATACACGGTCGGCTTCACCAATATGCTTGGCAGCGCAGAAGCTGCACAACAAGCCATGGCAAAGATTCAGGAGGACGCCGCCCGAACCCCGTTCAACGTCGAAGCTCTGACGCAGGCAAACCAGCTGCTTATCAGCGCGGGTGAAAACGCCGGGTATTCCGAAAAGGTCATTCTGGCACTTGGCAACGCAGTCAATGCGGCAGGCGGCGGCAATGCGGAACTGTCCCGCATGGCGCAGAACCTGCAGCAGATCGCCAACGTTGGCAAGGCTGCAAGCATTGACATCAAGCAGTTTGCTTATGCAGGCATCAACATCTATCAGGTTTTGGCCGACTATACCGGTAAATCGGTGCAGGAAGTCCAGAACATGACCATCAGTTATGACTTGCTGTCTCAGGCTCTTATCGCAGCCAGCGAAGAGGGCGGGCGCTACTACGGTGCTATGGAGACACAGAGCCAGACCATGAATGGGCGCATGTCTACCCTGCAGGACAATGTGAAGCAGCTGGCGGGGCTTTTGACCGGCAACCTTACAAGCGCACTCGGCGGCGTTATTACCAAACTGAATGAAATGGTTTTGGCTGCCCAAGACGCATACAAGCTTGACGGATGGAGCGGGCTTATCGGAGAAATAACGGGACTTTCCAACGTTATTGATAAGGCAAAATCCTCTGCTGTTGGATTGAAAGCTGTTTTTGACGCTTTAAAAAGTGGAGAAATCGGCATATTTCACGGTGACTGGGATGCTGTTTATCAAAAAGCATTCAATTCAGACCAAGAGAGCAAGAAAATCCAAAAAGAAAGCAGAAAAAACTGGGACAAAAACCATAATGGAATGGTCTGGGACGAAAATGACGGCTGGGTTCCAGCTAAAACCAGCGGAGAAACCGGCAGCTCCATCGTAACAAGCCCTACTGGCACAACCAAGAAAAAATCCACAGGTAAAAAATCCACAACCGAAACGGTCATTGCGTCGGTGTCCAACACCGTGACCACCAGCGCCATGAACGCGCTGGGTGCAGTGACCACCAGCGTGGAGACCCTGCAGGAAAAAGTCAAAGATTCTGCTGGTAAAATCAAAGATCGCGTAACTACGACCACCACCGAGACCGGCAAGGAAATGGTCAACGGTGTGGCTACCACCTACAAAAAGGTAAACACCGTTGTGGACGGCGTCGTTACCAAGACCACCAAGGTCTATGATGACATGTCCAAGACCCTGACCGGCACCCTGACCAAGGTTGCAGAAACGACCTTTGACGGCATCACAACAAAAATCCAAGAAGCTACAGAAAAGTACGCCGACGGCAGCGAGCACGTCACAAAGACTGTGACCGAAACCGGCGAACGTATTGTAAATGGCGCGGCTGAGACCTACGAGAAGGTCGTAACCTATGTGGATGGCATACAGGATAAGGTCACCGAAACGGCTACCGCCATTGACAACAGCGTCAAGGGCATCCAGAGCCGCATTGACCAGTACCTCAGCGACGCTTCCGGAGAATCCGACAAGGGCATCTTCGGGCTGCTGAAAAGCACGATAAGTGACGCCAAGAACGAGGACTGGTCAAGTCTTGCACTCGATGTTACCAAGCTGATCTGGGGCGAGGTGTCGCAGGGCCAGCGCGAAGCAATTTCCAAGTGGTTTGACAACGCCCTTGCCGCCGTGAACGAAGCTTACTATGGCGGTGGTCTGAAAAGTGCATTTACCGCGGTGGAAAGCCTGTTTAAAGACGGCATTGTGCCGGGCGTAAACAACGCCACGACAGCAGTTGATTCCTTCTCTAAGGTCGTGAGCGGGCTTGCGAGCTCTGGCGGCGTTGGCAGCGCACTTGGCAGCATTGTGCAGGGTTTTTCTGGTATGGCTGGCGGCATCACGTCCGCGCTTGGCACTGTGGTGTCGTTCATCTCGGCGAACCCGGTTTTAGGTATCATTCTCGGCGTTGGCGCTGTGGGTGCTGTAGCTGGCGGCATCGGGCTTGCGCTGTGGGCCAAAAACAAAAAGAGAAAAGACCCGGTCAATAATTACAAGAGCCCGTTTGACGATGTGGGCGTGTACGACAGCCTGAGCGAGTTTTCTACGCGGTCTGCGATGCAGTACCGCGTGATCGGACAGAGCGGCCACGCAGACAAGCAGACCAGCATTCTGGAGCGCATCGAGGAGCTTCTGGACGAGCATCTGCCTGCCATTGGCACCGGTCAGGTGGTCATGGATTCCGGCGAGCTGGTGGGCGTTATTTCGCCCAGGATGGCACAAAATGTTGACGCGCGCATCGGTGTGACCGTGACGCGGAAAGCGAGGGGTGTGTAATGAGCAAACTTCTTGGCGCGCAAATTGGCGACTTCCACACCCTGAAAGACTGGGGGCTGTATCTCAAGGTCGGAAGCCCAAAAATCGGCCCTGCTGAGGTGGATGACTACCTTGTGCAGGTGCCGGGGTCTGATACCCTGCTCAACCTGACCAGTTCTTTGGACGGCAGGCCACACTACAAAAAGCGCACCATTACCATGGAGCTCAAGTGCACTGCACCGAAAAAGCAGTGGGAGAACCTCTACAGCACTATCGCAAACGCCATCCACGGGAAATGGCTCCAGTGTAAATTCGACAATGACCCCAGTTTTTACTGGGAGGGCCTGTGGGAGGTGTCCGTCAGCAAGGATGCATTATACTGTGTGTTTACGATTACAGGCACCTGCAACCCCTTCAAGCGCAGTGTATACGACGGCTCTGATGACTGGCTGTGGGATGACCTTGTATTTGATACGGCAATTATCCGCAATTATACGAATATCCAGCTCAAAGCCAACGAGGACATCACCGTAACCATCACCGGTGCACCAAGAGCGGCTGGCATCTACTTCAAGCGCAGCGAGGACGCTGCGGACATTGCGGTGTCTCTCAATGGCCTTGAGGTTGGCATCCTTGCAAAGTCTACAGAGTGGCAGTACATTGAGGGCTTGCATA